ACCGTCGTCGCTGTTTTGGTCGAAGGCAACGATGCCGCTGCGTGGGCGCATGTGTTTAGGCGGAACGGTGTAAGCGGTAAAGCGCCCATCCTGGTAATCACATTCCACCATTCGGTAGCCCTCCAGTCGGGCGCTCACGAATGCTTCGAGCACCCGCTCAAAGTGCACCGTGTCGATGATCTTGTCAACCGCGGTAACAGGCAGGCCATCTTTATCGACATAGCGCCAGCCGGCATTGGTTACTCCCATGATGCGCTTTTTGGCCACGCTGTTGAGGTGCGCATCGAGCCAAAGCTCCGAATAGAGATCGTAGAGCAGGACGTAACGGGGTACAATGGCCTCGGCATTGCGCAGAGCCACGCGCCAGTCGATGATTTCGAGCTTGCGGCGCACTGGCGGGCGGATGGTTATTTGCTGAATGATAAGCGGCATAGGCTCTCCGCCTGGCATGCTGGTTGGCTCGCCGATGAGCGGGTTGTTGTTGGGGTATGGGTTCATTTTATTTTTTTTATGATTTGTACGTTTTGGTCATATTGGGGCGAATTCGATTTAGGGGCGAATTCGATTCGCCCCGACCGTTAAAAATTATTCCAGCGTTTGCACTGGGTGCTCATCACGTGGAACTCTGTACCGGACTGGCTACAGGGAGCCGGCGGCCAGCCTGCCGGGACGAAGCGGCCGTCCTGTACCTTTTCGAGCCAGCGGATAGCTTGTTCATAGCGGGTACGACGAGCGTCATAATCCAGGTTGGGATTGGCCAACGCCATGAAATGCCAAACGGACATATCCTTTAGGTACATCAGAAGGACCGGGTCGCGGGCAGTGCCCGTTTGCTCCAGGATGGTGAGGAAATCGTAGCGGCTCATGTAACCCATGGCTTCGTTGGTGGCGGCTTCGATCGCCTGCGGCATAATGGTGGTGTCGCTGTCGGTAATTGCAGTGATCACAGTCTCGTAAATGTGCGTATTCAGCTCGCTTACGCTGATAAATGGCGCCGGCAATATAGTCGGCAGGGGTGGTGGGGGTGGGGTGTATGGCATATTTAAAATCGTTTTTGGGTTGATTGTTTGGGTAATGAACTAATGAGTTTTACATCGGCCGCTGTTTTGCTGTTGAGTGCAAATACAGCACCTTCGACCGCGTCGGGGCCATCGTCATGGGCTGTGCTTGTAGGACTTAGCGCTAAAAATTGAGCTTCCATATTCACCATAAAAAGGTGGCCTTTTTCGGCATTGTTGAACACCAGTTTGCCCATCCGGTTAAGCGGTTCCAATGCACTTTCAATGCGATGGTATTTGTCGGGTTTGGTGCGTTTATCGGGTCGTAATGCGAGGTTAATGCTATGTTTTTTGTTGGCTTGTTGTATTTCCAGCAAGAGCATTTCATCAATCCAGGGCCACTCCACCAAATGATAAACCGGCGCCTGACCGTTCACGTATTTTAGAATGTCGTAGTGCCAATCCAGCATCTCGGCGGTGGTGGCCCTTGCGCAGTAGGTCTTCAGCACATGGTACTCGTCGTGGTAACGGCCCATCAGCACCACAGCCTTGTAGTCGCCTTTCTTTTTGTACGAGGGATCGCAATAGCTGACGAGGAATTTGTAGGCCGTAAGCGGCATCATTTCGCCATAAAAAAGCTTTTCGAATACTTTACCGTTTGTTACGGGATTGTTAAAGTATTCGCCCTGCTGTGCGGCATAACTGATCTTGCTCAATACGCGATCGATATGCGCTTCGCTGTTCTTTTGGGGCCAGGTGCTTTTTCCATCAGCATCGCGGATGTTGATGATCTCGACGTGGTCGGCCATGTCGATGGCCCGTTTAATACAACATTTTTCGGCGATGATGTTACCGAGCCATATCACCCAGGTCTCCCTGCTTATGGAACGCGTGGGGTAGGCCGCTTTTTCGAACCATGCCCAGTCCTTTTCAATCATTTCGGGGTTGCGGCAATCCTCATCGGTGTCCATGTCCGTCATGATCAACACATCGGGCCGAACTTCTTCGTTACGAAGGCCACGCGGTGTTTGGCCTTTCCCGATAGCGATAAAGGAGCAGCCGGGTTTAGTCGTGAACGCGTTATTGGTCCATTCACCATAAGCTACCTGGCGGCCATAATCATTGATGATGCGCTTATTGCTCTCAAAATTTATTTTGAACGGCCGGAGCAATTTGACCGCTTTATCCAAACTACTGCTAATTAGCAATACAGATCGCTTTTGACCGGTGAGCACGGCTTTAATCACCTCCATCATGGTGCGGGTGTCCTTTGCCAGTTCCCGGCTCCATGCCCTCACGATGTAATATTCCATGTGAGTCATCAGCCTTTTGGTGCTTTTTTTGTGAAAAGGCGCCGCTTCCGCATAGTAGTAATTAGGAAAGTAGTATTTAAACCAGGCTTCTTCATTGCCGCTACGCTCCAGGTCAGCTACGCGAACTAATTTTTTTTCGTGCGTTTCGGTTGCGTCGACGGGTGTGGTTCGTATGACCGCTTTCCGGTGGCCGCCCCAATCGTTAGCAATTATTAAGCTTTGAGTTTCAGGCATCGATTGATAGTTTCGTTATAAAATGACATTTAGTCTTGAGTTGGTGACCCAGCGTCCGGGCTGGGCCAGGTCATTTCATAATAATGATTGAACATAGGGGTCAAGCAAATCGGATAGTTGACGGGCTTTGGTCATATCGTAATTGCATGTAAAATCCACCGCATTTTTACAGACGGTGACGATATCTGCCAACGAGATGCCTGTTCCGAGATCTTTTATATCCCTGACAAGCTTGCGGCGCACATCGGCTTCCTTTGAATTTGCAAATTGCTGGTCTTCGGGCCTTTTGCGGATACTGGCGTTCAGTTTGATGAGTTCATCCTGCAGATAAGCGACTTGTTCTTCGCGGATGAGCGGAAAATTGCGCTGCAGTTTTTTCCAGCTTCCCGCGGTAGCCCAGCGGTCGATGGTCTTCTCGTGAACGCCCGTTTTTTGGGAGATCTCTTCGTAAGTAAGCTGGTCGCGGATGTATAAGATCTGGGCGTACTCTTTTAGCTTTTCTAATTCGATGCGTGTGTGTTTACTTGGCATTGTTTTTTATTGTTTAATCTTCCGTTATGAAGCTCTTTTTGGACTAATTCCTCGCCCGCATTCAGTCAGGGGTGAGTCCGATGTAATGAGATCCGCGGCGGATTTGGCATGCTATTTTTTACGCCAAAAAAGAGGGTAAAAAATGCCCTGTTTTTTGGGTTAGCGACGCTGTTTTTTGCCATTGATTTATGCCTCTAAACATGCCCGAACCTGTTTAAAATCGCCCAAAACAGCCTTTTTTCCCTGATTCCTTACCAAAGGTGCATTGTTTATTCGTCGCAAAAAAAAGATTGTTTCGTGACGTAACACTACGAGTAACGAGACGTAACACTACGAGTAAGCTTACGAAAACGTAATTTTTTTTGGTGGTTTCGGCGCTGTACGTTTGTCCCGGATTTAAAAATGACACCCATGCCAAAAAGCACCAAACGGTTTGTTTTATCAACCTCGCAACTTAACTCACACGGCTTCCGCTCGCTTACAGATGGGGCGGACCTGGCTGACTTTATAGCCAACCCTATTATGTACTGGCTGCACAGCACGCCTGAAGGCAAAAGCAATGAAGAACTGCTGCCCATCGGTTTTTGGGAGGACATTAAAAAGGAAGGCGACGAAATTTCCGCCGTGCCCAATTTTGATGACAACGACGAGTTTGCCATGAAGATATACAATAAAGTGGAGCATGGAACGCTGCGGGCCGCAAGCGTGGAAGTGGAACCGCTTGAACTTGACCCCGAGAAGAAAAACTGGGTGAAGGGCCAGAAGCTGCCGACGGTAACCAAATGGAAGATAGGGGAAGCGAGCATCGTCGATCGCGGATCGAACAAGGGCGCGCTGGTGAAATTGAAGCATAAGGGCCAGGTGATCTCTCCCGGGGATGCAGCAGAATATTTTGATACCATACAACACGATAACATGAAAATAAAACTTAATGAGAAGACCTCGCAGTTTTTAAAACTGGCTGAAGGCACCGAACTGGACGCTACGGAAATAGTAGAAAAGCTGGTGGAGGTTATTGAAGAACGCGAAGGCACGATCAAGTTGCGCGAAGAAAAAGTATCGACCCTTGAGAGCGAGGTTAAAAAGCTGGAGGATGCCGCCGCCGAAGGTAAAATTGTGCTGCTGGTGGACAAGGCGATCAGCGACCGCAAGATTTTGCCATCGGCAAGGGAACAATTTATCACACTGGCAAAGAAGGACCTTGAAACCACCAAAGCCCTGCTCGACGGCATGAAGGGCTCACAAAGTGTAAAGGAAACGCTTCGCACCTGGGAGAATTTCACTGACGAGCTAAACGGCCTGTTGAAGCAGAATTTTGACGAACTGCTTAAAAACGGTGGCGCCGACAAGCTGCGTAAACTGGATCCGGAGGGCTATAAGCTGAAGTATAAACAGAAGTTTGGGAAGGAGCCGGAGCGGGTTTAGGAAGAAGTGGCAGTTGGCAGTAGCAGTTGGCAGTTTTAGCTCATAGTTCATGGATCATAGTTCATGGCCGGAGATCGGAGTAGTAACAGTGGCAGTTGGCGGTTTTAGCGGAAAGTGGATTTGAGATATGAGATAAAAATACCCGCAGTCGCTAAGAGGTAGCTTTCCCGAATAATAGAAACAGGGGCTCGTAGCTCCTGCCCATGACATGGGCCGAAAGTGGTGTACGGAGGGCCTTTGCGCGCCGCGCTTCCCTTCGACAGGCTCAGGGCAGGCTAGAGCCTCAGCGTGACATCCTCCCGAACTTTACCGATAGAAATAACAGAAAGTAGCTTGGAACAAAAAAACAAAAATTAAAACCCCTATAAAAAACATGAAACCATTATTGAAAAATTTATTTATTGCGTTTATAGCGCCGCTGCTTTGCATTGCGCCGGTGGTGAACGGAATGGCGAATGCTACCGGGCTGCCGCCCTGGCTTGCATTTGCTGCCGTACTTTTAACAGCCTGTGTTTTATACCTGGTACCTGTAAAGCATAACCGCAAGGATGCACATATTGCATCGGTTGACGTGGAGATATGGGCCAACTACATCATTGACCGGTTGTGGAAAGACAACAAGTTTTTGAAGTTTGCCTGGAACGACGATCAATATGTACTGAAAGGCAAGATCGTGCATATCCCGCAGCCGGGCGCTGCGCCGAATATCTCGGTAAACCGTTCATCGTTCCCGGCCACGGCAGTTCAACGTACCGATACCGACATTACCTATACGCTCAATGAGTACACCACCGATCCCGCATTAGTGGAATACAGCGAAGAAGTGATCGTATCATACGACAAGATCGACAGCATTATCGGCGACCTTATTGGTTACCTGAATGATAACATCGCCGATAACATGCTGCTGAGCTGGCTGGATGAAAGCGTGACGGTCCCCCAAAAGATCTATACTTCGGGGGAACTTGCGGCCGCCACTACCGACGAGATCGGCACCGCACTTACCGGCAATCGCCGTGTGATGCTGGCTGACGATATCAAACATGCGGCGCTGATGATGAACCTGCAACGAATTCCGAAAGATGGCCGCTATGCCCTGCTGGAAGCTAATATGTACGATCAGTTGCTTACGGACTTAGCACAAACCCAGTATCGCGACTTCTCCAACACGGCCGATCCTCAAAACGGCATCGTAGGTAAGCTGTACGGCTTTACCTTGCTTGACCGTTCGAGCACAATTACCTATAGCACGGCGGATGCGCTGAA